GATGGGTGTGCAGAAATGTTTGATGAAAGTGAAATAGACTTTACTCATGCAGATTATTTTAGGTGCGAAGACTGTGCCGAAAAGCATTCCGAAGAGGGATATAGACTTTATTGGGGGAAACCTAGTAAAGACTATCAACAAAAACTATCTGACAATGGAGGACATAATGACAGATAAATTTTCAAAACCAATTCTTAGAAATCTAAGAACGAGCCTACAAGACATATTAAAAGCAGAATGTTTCGGAGATAAAATTCCTTTTGAATATACTCTTGGTAATTGTTCTTTCGATGAAGACCAAGCAAAGTTTCAATTGATTGTTACTTTCAAAGGTAATTCTGTTGAAGACATTGCTAAGAAAAAACAGAAAGAAGACTTAGAGCATTATGCAAAATACTTTGATATAGACTTGGAGAGAAAACACCCACGATACACTCTTGTTGGTTATAAGGTCAAATCCAGGAAATTGCCTTGGATTATTACAGATAATCAAAAGAGTGGCGAGTATATTATATCTGACGATCAAGCAAAAAAATTGTTTGGTAAACAAGATGTTGATACTTTTCTTAAAGGTCAAAGGGAGGCTCAAGCGAATGGATAAATTAAGGTTAAGTGATCTTAATGATCTTAGAACATGGGTTGATCAAATGTATTGGGACTTTGATCGTCTTAGTAGTAGTGGTCAAGAAACTCTCGATAAAATCGCAGATAAGCTTGGCATGGAAACTAATGCAGATGTAGAAAGTAGGATTAATAAAAACATCAAAGACTTAGAAGAAAGAAACCCTACTTGGACAAGAGAAAAAGTTTATTCGGAGGCATTGAGACTTGGCTAGAAAAATAAAAGCGAAAGCAATTGAGAAATGGAGACGACAAGGTGTTGTCTCTGTTCCTCGTTATCATTTTACAGAAGTTCCAAACAATCCATATGGTCGTCTTTTTATTAAATGCTTGAAGAAGTTTTTAAATAAAGATGGTTATTATATTACTGTTAAAGGACAACATTTAAAGAAAGATGCCAATTGGAGAAGCTTTGAGTTTGGTCAACCTATATATGCATCAACTCATCTAAGGGTTTATATTGATAGGAGGAAAGAAGAATGAAACATTCAACACCTTGGAAAGGCATGGATAAGAAAGAGGCACAAGACCATAAACTCTTAGAGATATCTGCCTTGTTAGAAGATTATCTAGAACATCATTTAGACGTAATTACAGATAGTGATTGGTTTAGAGATTTAGTAGAAGAAAAAGTTCAAAAACTTTTGGAGGAAAAGAATGATTAAAGAAGTTTCTTTATGTAGTGGAATTGGAGGTTTCTCCCTCGGTTTCGAATGGGCAAAGTTCGCAGAGCCAATCATGTTCTGCGACTTTGATGAATGGTGTAGAAAAGTTTTAAAAAAGAATTGGAAAGACATTCCAACTTATAACGATGTTAAGGAGATCGCAAATGACCCAAGAAGATTTATTTCAAGCAAAATCAACAAAGGAGAAAAGTGGGTACTCACAAGTGGATACCCATGCCAACCCTTCTCGGTCTCGGGAAATCGCAGAGGAGAAGAAGACCCTCGCCACATCTTTCCGTACATCCATAGAATTGTTGAACAAACAAGACCCACTTATTGTGTTTTCGAAAATGTTTATGGGCATGTCTCAATGGGACTTGACGAGGTACTCTTTGAAATGGAAAGGATCAACTACCATACGAGGCAATTTGTTGTTTCGGCTTCAAGTGTCGGAGCGAGACACAAAAGAGACAGACTCTGGATCATCTGTAAAAATGTGGGCGACACCGAATACAATGGATGCTCTACCTCCGAGATCGGAAGAAGGGACGAAGAAGTTACAAGAGGGTCACAGAAAAGGTCGGAAGAGACCGAGCAATCTAAGGGAGCAAGTGGACAAGAAGACAATGGCTCTTTACGAAACGAATTATCCAACTCCAACAACAAAGGGATTCGGTCATGCCTCGGAGGGAATGACATTGATCTTCAGAAAGAAAGTGGAGAGAGGAGAGATGACGGAACAAGAGGCTCAAGCAATGATGAACGGAGTAACTCTGAGACCACCTCGAATGAAGGAGTGGAAATATCCGACACCGAATGCAGGTTTAGTGAAACACAGTTACAACGGGAATCACGAATATTACAAGAAGAGATTGAGGGACGGCAGACAAGTGGACTTGGCTCACAAGATTTTCCAAGAGGAGGGAGACGGCAGACTCAATGCGAATTGGACGGAGTGGCTAATGGGTTATCCTATTGGATGGACGAACCTCGAGGAGTCCCAAGAGTCACAGTCGAACAAAAAAACAGACCTCAAAGATTAAGGATGTTGGGGAATGCAATAGTTCCTCAAATAGCAATGCAAATAGGTTTAGCTTTAAAGGAGGATATGAAGAATGATATATAATAGTCGAGGCTTTTTAGGTTTTAGTGTATATCACGAGACTGAAGATTGGGAAAAATCTGTAACGGCAGATGCTATTAGATTATCCATTATAAAAAGATTAGCATCTATGGATGATGCAGAACTAATAAGTGAGGTTCAGTTAGAAGATACAATCGAGCATGAAGAGGAGGTGGAGTTGAAATGGACAGACCAATAGACATAAAAAGAAGAGGTTACTTAAACTTCTTCAAAGATGGAGTAAGAGATGCTTTGATAGAAGGTAATGCAGACGATTATAAAAAGTTTTCTGCTTACTATAAACAAGGTTATGAGTTTGGTTTGGAAATGTATGAGGATGTTAAGGAGAATGAAAATGGCGTTTAATGAAATGAATATAGAAGATATGTTGTGCGATATGTATGACATAAGGAGAATGGCTAAGTTTACAACTTTTGATCAATCTCCTAAAGATTCTAACGGATCTATTTTTACAATTAAAGATTGTATTGATAATGTTATTGAACAATTGGAAGATCATGCAGAGAGGAATAATATTGAAGTTACTTGACTTCCCAGGTTTAATAATGCTAAACAGAAATTGCACGGAGCAATATCAGGAATTGCTTATGTTTGGTCGGAGAGTTTTGTCCTCCCCTTATCCTCTCCGACCACCTTAAAATCACCTTCAATAAAAGCAGATGGATGTTGTTTTCTTATTTCAGAGAGTCTGGCTACTATTTCTTCACGAGATAATTGATCTAACTGATGAGTTGTTTCTCTTCGATCTATAGTTAAGCCTCCAAGTGCAGAGCGTATCTTCTCGGCATTGATCGCAGATGAGAATTGACCTTCTGCCTCTGCTCCTCGACTTAAATCATGTAGACGTTTGAGTTGACCCATAAGACTAACACCATATTTTCTTTCTCTAATCTCTCGGAGTTCTTTAAGATGTTCAGTTACCAACGGGAAGTCACGACCATTCAACAAAAGACTTGCAGTCTTATATGCTTGTCCTTCGGAATATCCTGCTCTTCTTGCACATTCGGCATTACTATAAATGCCTTCACACACAAGTTTGCAGAATTCTTTTTGTCTATTAGTAAGGAATTTTTCTTTAGCCATAAAAGTATAATAGGTTTTTTCTCATATTATTTCAATTCAAAACGAATAAAAATGTTTGCGGCTTCATCTTGTCCCTATTCAAGTGTAACAAGTGTAACACAAAGTGTAACAGAATACTCTAGGTACACCAACAGTTACAGAGCTTTTGTTACAATGTTACACTGTTACACCTATTTTGAAAAAAATAAAAATAAAACAAAAAATTATGAGAGAAACACTATATGAAATTAAACTGCTTGACTTTTATAAGATTATTTAGGACAATTAATAAAAAACTAGGAGCTTACAATGGAAACTTTAGATAGAAGAGTAGACATGCCTATAGAAGAAGCAATTAACAGACTAGAAAGAGTAGTGTCAGATAATTGTGACGACTTAAGAAAAGTAGACGGAGGTTACATCTATGCAGATGAACTTATGTCGGCCTGGAAAAAAGTTTTGAACGAAACAAGAATCTAAATGTTCAAAGCATTGTTATTAGTTTGCTCCTTGGTTCATGGATCGGGAGACGAGAAGAGTTGTTTTGAGTTACATGATATGGAGGCTCCGAACGGCTACACCACGATAGAAGAATGTATGGGGAGAATAGATGAGATGGTTGATATGACACGAGTCATGGTTCCTTTTCCTCATCAAGTTAAATATAAATGTGAAAAAGTTTTTGAGAGGACAAAAAATGAAATCAAGTACTAAGAAACAAGTAAAAAAAGCAAGAGCCTTAACTTATTGGGAGAAAAGACAAAAGTATGGAGTATATAAAACTCAAT